GATAAAATTGATCTATGGGCTTCAACAGACTATAAAACTCAAAGAGAAAAAGATGAAGCAAAAAACGAAATTATTAAATTTATGAAAGAACAAACAATAAAAATAATAGAAGATGATTATGTATTTGAAGATCCTCTACTTAAAAAACTATCTGACTTATATAGCAAACCAAAACTAAATCAGAAAAAAACCAAATCTTATCAAGGACTAGCTGATGGTGGTCCTGTTAAAAAAGATGAACCTGTTATTGTTGGAGAAGAAGGTAAAGAAATTTTCGTACCAAAAAGTGATGGAGATATAATATCAAATGATGTTATTGAAAATTCAAATCAAGAAGCAATTAAAGAAACAGAACAAAAAAATATTTATGAAGTACAAAGTGGAGATACGTTAAGCTCTATTGCTGATAAATTTGAAGGAGTAAATTATCTTAATATTGCTGAAACAAATGGCTTAGATACAACAGAGAAACAAAATAACATTAATGTTGGTCTTAAATTAGAAATACCAAAGATAACAATACAAAAATCAACAGGAGAAATTACACCACTTATAGAAACAAAAACAAATTTATGGAAAGGTTTTAATGGTGCTACTGTTTATGGAAGTGGAGAAAGAAAAACTAATTTAGAAAAAGACAGCAAGTATGTTAAGAGTGTTATAGACCATGCTTATGCAGATGCTTCTTCTCCTGTCATACAACAAGAAGCTACAAAAATATATTCACAACTATTTTATAGTCAAGAACCAGAAGATATAAAAACAAAAAATGCAATAGTAAATATGGTATTAACAGAAGCTACTTTAGGAAGTCCAGAAGATATAGCAGGTGTGGTGCAAAGTGTATTTATGAGAGTAGCTAGAGCAAGATTAAATACTATTAATAGAGATCGTTTTAAAGAAAATATTATAGAAGAATTAACTAGAAAAGAATTAAATGATAAAGGTGTTTTAGTACCTATGTATCAAGGAATAGAAGATTTTACAGTAGAAGAGATTACATCTACTAAACCAGTTAAAGAAAGTCAGGAGACTTATAATAAAATATTCAGTATGTTATGGGAAGATACTTCTCAAAAAGATAAGTAATGACTTTTACACCAACAAATAATGAACTAGGTTTTGATAAAGAAAAGCCTGATTTAGACATAGATCAAAAACTTAACGAACTTGGATTTGAAGACGAAACAACTGTTGATACAGAAGAAGATCAGCAACCAGAAGTTAAATTTGAAAATGTCTTTGATAATAAAAAAATATTTAATACTAATAAAAGTTGGTTGGATTGGGATACAGAATATGATTTTAATGACTACACAAATACTTTTTTACAAGATGGTAATGAACCTTTTGATTTGTATGCAGAACCAAATGACAAAACAAGAAACATATTTAAAAAAACTATAGACTCTTCAGTTGGAGAAGATACAGTACCAAATCTTGAAGCACGTTTAAAATTTTTAAGTCTTTATGATTTTATAAAAGGTAATCAATTTACTAATTTAGGTTTTAATAATAAACCAATCAAAGGCTTAAGAGATAGAGGTGAATTTTTTAAACTTATAAAAAAAGAAACTGGTTTTTCTGGTGAAGAATTTTTAGGAAATAAGATACCCAGAGAAAAAGTAGAAAGCGAAGAGTTCCAAAATGGTCTTACAAATGTAATGAAACATTATGAAGACAAAGGTTTTACTATCAATATGCTTGAAGCTGATAACGAGTCGCAATTAAATAAGTTAGCAAAAGGTATGGGTATAGAAATAGGTCTTGGCATGACAGCAGATTATGTCTTTGCACCTTTGTTAGCTGGTAATGCTTGGTCTAAAGCGTTATATGTTTTAGGACAATTTACAGTTGGTTATACAGCAGATATAGAATCACAAAAACAACAGTTAAAAACAGAAGACAGAATAAATTTTAAACCTGACCAACGAAGAGCTTTTGCAGCAGGTGTTACACAAATAATACCTTTTGGTAATACTATAAAAGGTTGGAAAGGTGTAGCTGCGTCAGCAGGTTATGGTAGTACGATTGCTACTACTGAAACTTTTATAAGAGATTTACTTGGAGATGATATAAGTTTAGATGAATACTTTGCTAATGCAGGTTTAGGTGCTACTTTTGGTGCGTCTTTAAAAGGTTCTATTGAAGGTTTAGATAGTGTTATAAAAAAATATAAAAACTTTAGATATGACAAAATCAATAATATATTTAATTTACCAAAAAAAGATATACAAGTAGTAAAAGAAGCAAATGAAAACATAAGCAAAGCAACTAAAGTTTTAAAAAATGATATACAAAGTAAAGGAGAAAACTACGATAATATTGGAGACAAATTAAAAAATGAAGGATCTGGTACAAGTAGTCAAACAAACGTAAGACCTATAGATGGTTCTGTAAGAACATATATAATGCCTAATCAATTTAAAAATACAAAACCTAATTACGGAGATGCACCAATAATTTTTCAATCTGATTTTGATAAAATGTCTTGGTATTTAAGATATAAAAAAACAAAACCACCTAAGTATGCAGATAAAATTTTAGAAAGTTTTATAACTCAAGGTTTTACAGAAGCAGAAGTAAGACAACATGGAACTAACATACATGAAAAAATAAAACAAATAGTTATTGATAAAACAGGTAATGCAAAAGCAGGTCAAGGTAACACAGTAGGACTAACAATAGAAGTACCTGCTGATCCAAATTACTCTCAACAAGTACAAACAAGTATTACTGGCAAGAAACAAAATTTAGGTGATCTTACAAAAAATCCACAATCAGTAGCGTTTGTAAAACAATTTAAACCAAGACAGCAAGAATTAGTAGAAGCAATAATAAGACAATTAAAAGATGAAAGTATTTTTGTAGGTTCTAAAAGTCAAGTGCAGACAAGACTTGAAGGCTTAGGAATGTTTGATGAAGGAGTTGTTAAGTTATCAAATACAACTGCAATAAAAGAATATGCAGAGATGTATGCAAAGTTGTATGACTTAGTTCCTAGTGATTCTTTAAACTTTGCAGTCTCACAGGTTATAACATTAGCAACAGAAAATGTAGCTAATAAAAACCAGATAATGATGGATCTTATTAAAACAAAAGATCCTTCAAAAATAAGTAAAGCGATTGATGATTTATTTGAATCATTAACAGATGTAGAAGAATGGCTAACACTTGGGTTGCCATTAAGGACTCAAGCAGGTAGAACTGTTAAAGCTTTTGGTATGAAACCAGAACAAGGTATAGAAGGTAAAACAGTTGAAGAAATAACAGGTATGACAGCAGCAGAAAAAGCTGCTGCTACTGCCAAAGTACCTGAGTTACAAATAGATATTGATGACGCAATAGCAAGAAATCAATTATTAAAAACTAGACTTACAGAAGCTTTAGAAGAAGCCACAAAAACAGGAGATTATTCAAGACTTAATCAAGCAGCAGTTACGTTAAAAGCAGCAAGTGGAGATCCTAGAAAGCTTGTAGCAATTCAAAATCAAGACGCTATATCTACATCACTTATAAAAGGATTAGATAAAGGTGCAAGGATCTTAAATGAAATTGGTATTAATGCTGTCTTGTCTGGTCCTAATACACAAGCAATAAACTTATATTCTGGTGCCATGATGACATTTATGAAAGCCATGAATAATTTTGCAGGTGCGAATAGTGTTCAAGAATTAAGGGCAGCACAACAATATATGTCTTATTTATTTTATAACTTAGATTTTGGTGTACAAACTTGGAAAAGATCATGGGATATGGAAGATAACTTTATAAATGTTGGAAGTATAAAAGGTGATACAGGTCAACGATTTATTATATCTTCGGACTCTAGCTTTTGGCCTTTAAGAGCTTATGACGAGTTTGGAAGAATTATTAGATTGCCTAGTAGATTAATGACAGCTAATGATGCTTTAATACAAGCACCTAATATTATTGCTGCTACTGCATTTGAAGCTTTTAATGAAGGTATTGCAAGAAATTTAGAAGGAGAAGATTTAACAAAATATATTAAAGGAACTGTAGATGGTGTTATATCTTATCTTCTTAGAGGTCAAGAAGGTACTTTAGGTAGAATAGATCCTTTAGATCAAGGAGTAGTTGGACCAAGAGAACTACAACCAACTGATGCTGTAATACAAAGAATACTTGCAAGAGCTAAGGAAGTTGGTAAAAGTATTACCTTTACTCAAGACATAAGAACAGACAGCTATTTTGGTAAAGGTGCAAAATTTATTAATGATGCAGCTATAACAAATCCAGCAGTTAGATTTTATTTTAAATTTACAAGAACTCCTACCAATATGTTTTTAGAAACTTCAAGGTATTTACCGATAGTAAATATGCCAATACAAGTTACATTACCAAACGGAAAAAACGTAAATATAAATGTTGTAAACCAAGCACTATTGCCTGATATGGTTGCTGACTTAAATAGTCCAGATCCTTATGTGCGTCAGCAAGCTAATGGTCAAATAAGAATGGGTGCTGCACTTGGTACTTTAATGTTGTTTCTAACAAATAAACAATTTGAAGATGGAGATGACGAATATAAAAAAGAATTTTTAACAGGTGGTGGTCCTAATTTTTATACTAAAGAAGGTGCTGCACAATGGATTTCTATGTGGAAAAATGGTTGGCGACCATATAGTAAAGCTGTTTTACAGTATGACGAAAATGGCGATCCTTTATTAAGAAATGGTAAGCCTGTATATATTTATAAGAGTCTTGAATTTTTACCTGATCCACTAGCTTCTCTAGTAAGAACTTGGTTAGATTTTGCTGAAATGCAACCTTGGTTACTTGATGAAGGTGAAGGAGTAGGCGAATATATAGGAACTTGGTTTGCTTTTGTTGGTCGTAATATGTTTGGCAAAACATATACAAGTCAAATATCAGAGCTATTGAAAATTCTTTCAGCAGGTGGACAAATAACTGAGCAAGGTATAGATGAAGGTTTGAAATATCGAGATAAAAAACTTCTTGATTATATTGGCAGACAAGTATCTGCTAACTTTCCTTATTCAAGTTTATTTAAAAGACTTGCAAGAGTACCAGCAGCTATAAAAGAAACAATGGGATTTTCTGAGGAAGATGCTAAAGCTTTATTTGAATCAACAGGAGATCCTACCCAATTAAGAAAATTTATAAAACGTGATTCAAAAACATACTCAGGAGATGGTGCTAATGAAAGTTTGCCATATAGTGATGAAGATTTTAATGCAGCAAATTATGTAGTCCAAGCTCTTGAAAATACAGTAACTAAAATTTTTAAAGAGATCGTTCCTTTAAATGTAGGTGGTAAACTACCTGCACAAGTAGAGCATATCACTAATAATGTTGTAACTTATCCACGCAAAGAAGGAGGAGTTTTGCAATTTCTTTACAATAGACCTATAGGAGAAAGTCAAAACTTTTTAGTTCTTGATGTTCAATCTGAAATTGGTAAAATGTTGCCACCACCACCAGATATTATAAGAGGATCAGTACTACCTAATTTAAGATCAGATGATTTCATACCAAAAAAATTAGATAGAAATGAATACAATGATCTAAAAAAAATAACAAATCTTGTAGAACTAAAATATAAAGGTAAAGATATGAATATAAAAGAAGCTATCAATGCAGAAATAAATACACCTTATATACAATCACGCAGAAATTTAATTAAAAATAATGGTTTACAAAGTGAAGAAGGACAAAGAGCAGCAGAAGAAATATTCCAAACACTATCACAAGTAAATACAAAATTTATAAAAGCAGGCATGATTGAGTACATGAGAAGTGAAATGAGTGTTGAAGATAGAAATAATAGAATAAATGCAGTAGAGCAAAAGAATCAAAACTATAATGAGAAATTACAAGAAGAGTTTGATAAACTGAATCTAGGTACATTTAATAATAGTTCCTTTTAATTATGGCTACTAACACCACAGCAACAACGCAGACTCATAATGGCACAGGTAGTCAAGCTAACTTTGCTATATCATTTTCATTCTTAGCTGATAGCGAAGTTGATGTAACAGTAGGAGGAGTACTTAAAACATTAGGTACACACTATACAATAAGTGGTTCTACTGTTACTTTTACCTCTGGTAACATACCCCCTTCTGGTACAGGTAATATTAAATTTACTAGAGATACAAATATCAGTACAAAGAAAGTAGATTTTACAGATGGTAGTGTTTTAACTGAAACAGATTTAGATACAAACGCAGATCAAATACTATTTGCACAACAAGAGATTACAGATAAAGTAAATGGAATTGAAGAAGGAGCAACCGCAGATCAAACCGCAGCAGAGATAAGAACACTTACTGAAAGTGCAAGTGATAGTAATGTCTTTACTGACGCAGATCATACCAAATTAAACAACATTGAAGCCAACGCTACTCAAGATCAAACAGCTAGTGAGATAAGAACACTTGTAGAGAGTGCTAGTGATAGCAACGTGTTTACTGATGCAGACCATACAAAGTTAAATGCCATAGAGGATAATGCAACTGCTGACCAAACTGCTGCTGAGATAAGAACACTTGTAGAATCAGCTACAGATTCTAATGTTTTTACTGACGCTGACCATACGAAACTAAACAATGCTGTAACTCTTACAGATACACAAACACTTACAAATAAAACATTAACTACACCTGTAATTAATGATTTAAGTGGTAGTGCTGTTGTAACTTCTGGCACTTCAACAAGCGATAATAAAGTTTATTCAGCTAAACGTGCAGGTGAAATATTTTATGGAAAAGATACTGTAGAAGAAATACAATCAGGCGAAACTTGGAGTAGTGCTGATAATAAAGTTGCTACTACAGCAGCTATAGATGCAAGAATTATTGACCTTGTAGATGATGTTGGTGGTTTTGATATTATAGCCAACGAACAGTCTTTTCCTAATACAAATCCACAAGGAACTACAGGACAAGCAGCAGTTATAAGTATAAAAGCTGTAACTACAAACTTAGTTCCTAGTGGTACAACAGTTACTATTGCAAATGGAAACTTAGCAAATAATCAAACTATTACTATTACAGGTGTTACAAGTACTATACCTTCTGGATTTGGTATTTTAGTTGAATCAACCAGTACAACACATACTTATAGTTTTCATAGATTAGTACCAAAAGCAACAGAGGTTACAACCGTAGCTAGTAAAGCTACTGAAATAGGTAGATTAGGAACTGCTGATGCAGTAGCAGATATGGCGATATTAGGCACAGCAGATGTAGTTGCTGATATGAATACATTAGGCACAGCAGATGTAGTCTCTGATATGAACACTTTGGCTACTACAGATGTTGTAAATGATATGAACACCTTAGCAGTATCAAGTGTATTGAATAATATGGATACTGTTGTTACGAATTTAAGTAATGTAAATAATGTTGGAAGTAACATTGCAAAAGTTAATTCTGTTGCTGCTGTTGTAGGTGGAACTCAAACATTTACAGTTACAGTACAAAATGTAAGTGGATCTAATTATTTCTTTATAGATGGTCAGCAAGCACCAACACTAACTTTAGCTAGAGGTTTTACATATACATTTGATGTCTCGGATTCAAGCAACTCAGGCCACCCATTAAGATTTAAAGATGGAAGCGGTAATTCATATACCACAGGAGTTACTACAAACGGTACACAAGGGCAGTCAGGGGCTACTGTAGTCATTGCTGTAGCAGCTAACGCACCTAGTTCATTACGTTATTACTGCACAGTACATGGTAACGGTATGGGTAATACTATTACAGTTACAGATGACAATATAGGAACTGTTGCTGGTTCTATCGCAAACGTCAACACTACAGCAGGGTCTATAACAAACGTAAATAATGTTGGTAACTCTATAAGCAATGTAAATACTGTTGCAAGTAATATATCTAGCGTTAATAGTTTCTTTAACACTTACCGCATAGGATCTAGCAACCCTACATCTAGCTTAGATGTTGGTGATTTGTTCTTTAATACTTCAACAAACTCACTTAAAGTTTATACAGGTAGTGCTTGGGTAGATGGTGTTACAACTACAGGTAACTTTGCTCTTAAAACTGGTAACACATTTACTGGTAGTAACGTTCACAATGACAACGTAAAGTCTATATATGGTGCAGGGTCAGATTTAGAAATTTTTCACGATGGAACGGACTCAAGGATTCAGAATACAACTAACGGTGATTTAAAAATTATCAACGGTGGTAATTCTGCAATGTTAATTCAGAACCAGAATAGCT